TTGGAGGCCAGTCACCTCAAGAACCTATGGTTTTAGAGAAGCCTCAACTGCCTCAAGTTCAGCAGTGGAATATGATGGGACCACAACAGCCAATTAATCCTATTGTGGCCGCTGGCCCTCAACAACCATCTCAATTTATGCCTCTCCCTCAGATACCATCTGAAATGTTTGGTGGTTATGGCGGAACGGCTCCGATTGTTCCGTCAATGGCTTATGCGGGGTTGGGTAATTTCCCTCAACCACCTCAAATGCCAGCGCCTCAATATGATCCTGATGCAGAGCCTGGAGGCCCACCAATGCCAACCGGACCTGTATTTACCTAAATGGATTCACTAGCGTTAGCAGATTATATTTTAAAGAAGTTCAATGATTATGAAGAACGCGCCAAAGACTATTTGTCTGGTGGTGCAATCAAAGACATGGAGGATTACAAATTCGTCATGGGTGAGTTATCGATGCTTCGCACCCTGCGAGAAGACTTAAAAGAAGCATTGCATATTGAAGGAGATATCGATGAGTGAACCCCAAGTGGACACTGTCGCACAAACGTCTATTGCAGACGCATACATTGAGCCAGAAAGTCGGGTCTTAGATCCCGCGTTACTGGACAAATCGCTCTTAGAGCGCATGCCAAACCCGGTAGGATATCGATTATTGGTCATGCCTTACAAAGGTAAGGGAATGACTGATGGTGGTATTTTGCTGACCCAGACAACGGTAGAAAGGGAAAGTCTTTCAACTATTGTTGCTTATGTATTAAAGGCTGGTCCCTCGGCTTATCAGGATGAAGGTAAGTTTGGGAATACTCCTTGGTGTAAAGAAGGTGATTGGGTTCTGATTGGTCGTTATGCGGGTGCTCGTTTTGCATTTGAAGATGGCGAAGAAGTAAAAATCATTAACGATGATGAAGTAATTGGGACGATTGCAGATCCCGATGACATCAAATCACTATAGGAGTAAATCATGGCTGAAGAAACCCTGACTGAAGCTCTTGCCAATCTCAATGATGAAAACATTGATAAGGCTGCGCTTCCTGAACAAAGGCGTGTTGAAGAGGATACCTCTGAAGAATCGACATTCATTGAGTTAAGCGAGGAAGATGTTAATAGCATTGACCCGATTACTGATGATGTGGTTCAGGAGGAGTTTGATCCTAAACCCATGCCTGAAAGTGAAGACCTGAATGAGGCGGAACGTAAAACTAAAACCGCTCAAGACCGAATCAATAAGTCGGTTGCACAGGCAAAAGAATATCAACGTAGAGAATTACAGGCATTGCAGTATGCCAAGTCATTACTTGAGAAAAATCAAGAGCTTGAAGGTAAATTAACTCACAGCCAAAGCACAGCGGCTGAAGAGAATCTAAAAGTTCAAAAGAGCTATGGTGTTGAGTTTGAGAATCGTATTGAAGCTCAAGCAGAAGGCGCTAAGAAAGCTTTGAAAGCAGCAATGGATGCTGGAGACCAGGATAGCTTGGTCGAAGCCCAGCAGTTGCTTGCCAGAGCAGAGGCGGATCGTACTGCACTAAATAAGTATAATCAGGATCTAGAGGAATATGAGAGCAATCTGGAAGCGTATAATACGCAACAGTCTGAATCTCAGGTAGAAAGTCCTGCTCAATTGCAGCAAGTTCCTCAACAACCTGAATATCAGGAGCCTTCTGACAAAGCAAAGCAGTGGGCAAATGATAATGAATGGTTTGGAAAAGACCGGATTATGACTAATGTGGCAATGAGCTTACATGAGGAGATCGCTAGCACCGGCATTGACTTAGAATCTGACGAGTATTATTCTGAGTTAAATAACCGTATGCGACTAGAATTACCGCATAAGTTTGAAAACGCTGTAAACGACAGAAAAAACGTCCAGACTGTCGTTTCGACTACGCGCACAACTGGAAATGGACGCAATCAAAATGATCGTAGGATTGAATTGAGTCCAAGCGAACAGCAATTAGCTAAGAAACTTGGAGTTCCGTTCAAAGAATACGCAAAACAAAAGATGAGGTTACAACGCTCATGAGTGAACAAGAAGCTAAAAAATCGACCGCAGGATCTAATCGGTCTTCGCGCACACAAAACGAACGATCTAATACGGCTGCTCGAAAACCATGGCAACCACCTCAAGTGTTGGAAACGCCCCCTCCTCCACCTGGAATGCATTACAGATGGATACGAACTCATATTCGGGGAGAGGAAGATAAGACCAATGTACACATGCGCTTTCGTGAAGGCTATGAGCCTGTAAAGCCTGATGAAGTTGAGGGCTATGATTTGCCCGTGATGGAAGAAGGCAAACACGCTGGTACTGTTGGCGTTGGTGGGTTGATTCTGTGTAAAATACCAGAAGAGACCGCTGGGGAACGAAACGCTTATTTCCAGAAACAGACCGACCACCAAATGCAAGCGGTGGATAATGATCTGATGAAGGATGAGCATCCTGCTATGCCAATCTCGAATGAGAGAAAGACGCAGGTAACTTTTGGGAGTTCTAAGCGTTAGCTTAGGATTATTATTTTGATTGTGTTTACGGAGAAATTAAAAGATGGCTAATAATGACGCCCCTTTTGGACTCCGCTATGTACGAAATGTACAGGGTAATTACAATAACGCTGGTCAATCCCGTTATAGGCTGACTACTAGCGATACAGCTAATACTACTAAAGTATATCAGGGTGACATTGTTACTCAGAATACTGGTGGTATTGTGACTCGTATTGCTAGGGCCGATGGCGGTAGTGCCACTAGCGATATTATTGTAGGTGTATTTAATGGTTGTTTCTATACAGACCCAACCACTAGTCAGCCTACATGGAGTAATTACTGGCCTGGTAATGCAGCTACAGACGCAATTGCCTTCATTTATGACAGTCCTTTTGATGTCTTTGAAGTGCAAGCGGATGCCGCATTCCCAGTCGCTGACCTCTTCGGCAATTTTGATATTGTCGATAACAGCGGAACAGGAAGTACAACTAGTGGATGGTCCTATGTGGAACTAGATGTTACGACGGGAGCTACCACAGCTACCCTACCAATGAAGGCGTTTGATATTTCTGGTGATCCAGAAAATTCAGACATGGGTTCAGCCAATACCAACGTGCTTGTCACCATACAGAATCATCTGCTTGGTCAGAAGCAAGTCGGTCTAGCTTAGGAGGATAACTAATGGCTATTTCAAGAGCACAGTTAGCCAAAGAGCTAGAGCCTGGACTCAACGCTTTATTTGGCATGGAATATGATCGTTATGAAAACGAGCATGCGGAAATTTTTGAGACTGAATCTTCAGACAGAGCGTTTGAAGAAGAAGTTCTAATCGTTGGTTTCGGTAACGCTGAAGTCAAAACTGAAGGTCAAGGTGTCGATTATGACAGTGCGTCTGAAGGTTTTACGGCTCGTTACACTCACGAAACCGTAGCACTGGCGTTTGCGTTGACGGAAGAGGCTGTCGAAGACAACCTTTATGACCGACTCGGCGCACGTTATACCAAGGCTTTGGCCCGAAGTATGGCGCACACCAAGCAAGTTAAAGCTGCTAACGTATTGAATAATGCGTTTAGTTCCAGCTATACAGGTGGTGATGGTCTTTCTTTGATCAACACTGCTCATACGCTTGCAGGTGGAGGCACCTGGGCTAATCGTGCATCGACAATGAGTGACCTAAACGAGACTTCATTGGAAAATGCATTGATTGGTATTAGCACTTTTGTTGATGACAGAAACATGATTTTGGCCCTTCAGGGATCAAAATTGATTGTTCCTCCTCAACAGCAGTTTGTTGCTGATCGATTGATCGAAACGCCTGGGCGTGTCGGTACAGCAGACAATGACATCAACGCCGTTAAGAACATGGGACTGTTACCGCAAGGTTACTCAGTCAACCATTTCTTGACAGACACTGATGCATGGTTTGTCTTGACTGATTGCCCTGATGGCTTTAAGCACTTTGAACGTAGCCCGATTTCAACTTCTATGGAAGGTGATTTCGATACGGGTAATGTGCGCTATAAAGCTAGAGAGCGATACAGCTTCGGGTGGTCAAACCCTCGTTGCGTGTACGGTTCTCAAGGAGCGTAAGGCTTGGGGGGGCTTTATGCCCCCCACTCTTAAATCTGGGAACATAATAGCCCTAGCGACTGTCCCAGCAGACGCTTACGAAGACTCTAGGGCGAAACCTTTCGTAAGGAGGAAGACTGATGGCTCAGACAACTTTTGCTGGTCCAATTCGATCACTCGCGGGTCTAATCAACGCAGGATACAATGGTGTTGTTAGCTTAACTGCTAATACTACAATCACTGTAGCTTCTCACGCAGGTAGACCACTTCTTTGTAACGATGCTGATGGTGTATTTACACTGCCTACCATTGTGACTACAGAACCCACCGATAAAGGTGACCCAGGTCAGACCTGTAACTTTGGCGCACAATTTACTTTCATAGTCGTAACAGCGGCTACTGATATGGATATTGTTACTGATGGCACTGATAAGTTTGTTGGTGGTGCTTATACAGGTATTGATGATAGTGCTGCGGGTAAAACTTTTATTTCTGGCGCATCTAATGATGTAATTACCCAGAATGGATCCACTAAGGGTGGATTAGCTGGAAGCATTGTTGTTGTAACAGCTATAGCTAGTGCTAAATATCATGTTGCTGCCCAGTTACTGGGATCGGGAACTTTAGTTACTCCTTTTGCTGATGCTTAATATAGGAGCGAATTGATATGGCTACTCGTATCACAGGTAATGATGTAAAAACTGCAACAGTTACCGCTGATGGAGCATTAGTAGACCATCCTTGCAGATTGCGAGGACTGATTATCGCTGGAGGCAGTTCAGATGGTTCGGT